TAGAGGGCGAAGCCCTCCCTTATACCGCTATCTCGCGTTTTCTCTCTATCTAGGGGTATAAAAAAAGAGCCAGCTATTGCTGACTCTCTATGATCCTCAAATGCGCTCTAGCCATGTACTTTGCGGCGTCTTTGAGCGGTAGTTTATGAGCGCCCCTGTCAAACTCAAGCACCCATTTATCTAGTTTGGCGAACTGGGCCGGGGTGATACCTGCACGGTATTTAACCCCGTTTATCTCAATGATATCCCAATTTGCTGCCTTTACTTGCTTCTTTTTGCTTCGCACTCGAGCCATGTCGCGCCATCCTTCGAGTAGCTTTCGCACCTGTCTTGCTTGTACTCAGCGATACCTTGCGCCTTGACTGAGTTAATAAAGCCCTGATACTTAAGTGTACCGACAACCCCGAGGATTACCAACAACACCCCGGCGAGCCCTGCAGCCACCATCTTAGCTGTATTTTTGTTAACTGTTACTTTCTTACTCATCTCTTTTCTCCTTATTTATTTTAATATTCACCTGCGCCAAATCCTAGATCGTAGTAAAACCGCTGGGTGTTATCAAGCTTCACTTTAACCGTCTTGCCCCACTTGGTGGCTGCAACTGGTTCGATCATCTTAGCCGGGTGTAGCGCATGGATCTTTTTAGACACCTCGCGCCAGTGGTTATACTTCTCCTCTAGGGCGATTGTCATATCAGGATCGTACATATCCCGGTCAATCTTACCCTCCACCTCATCTAGATAGGCCATTAATTCACTATCTGTCATTCCTCATTCTCCTTTTCTTTTGCCAGTAAAGACTTGCCCAGTACTGGCGGTTATTTGATTTAACAGTAGGCTTGAGCTTTTTAGCTTTATCAGTAATTGCCTCCACATAGCCTGGGAGCTTTCTATCCTCCTCGGAGACGATAAAGCTAACTACTTTCTGCCCGTCGACCTCTAACACTTTTGGTGGAGATACTAGATTCTCTAACCCGGCAATCTCTCCAAAAAATGTTAGTTGGCCATCAGCTAGCTTGGCCAGGCTTCTTAAGAGTCATCGGCATGACTATGTAAATGCCGCGCTCGCTCTTAAACACCATCGGTTTTTGTTCACCGTAAAGGTCAACTACCAAGAATTTGTCGCCGTCCAAGTCCTGTACCTGCTTGAAAAAATCAGCGTTAAACCTCATTTGTGGCTGTCCCACTGGTTCACCATCTAAGTAGGGACTAATAATGGACATGTAGTTCGGATATTCAGTATCAACCCTTCGCCCGATGTTTACTAACTCCCCTATGTCGAATACTGTTAAGACGTCAGCAACACGGCCACCCATCGCCTTAGCTTTTGCCTCTAGGTCAATCCGCGAGATTTGCTTACCGACATAATCATCTAGCCCATCCATCCAGACGATTGCCATCATTACCCCGTTAGAGGCCACTAAACAGGTTCTGCCCATCACTCTGTCTATTAATGCGTTACAAAGCGCGGGCCTATCTTCGTCCTTGTAAATCATCTTTACAAATGCTGTAAGTCTTTTTTTGTTCACAATACCTCCATTACTAGTAAAATAACCATTACTGTTGCCCAGGTAACCATTGCATAGGCGAGAAAGTGCCAAAAGATTACCCCGGCTAGTGCTAACGCTCCACCAATTACTGGCACTTTGTATAGCATCTCAAGTGTCCAGTTAACAAAATCGGCAAAGTCTTCAATAAATTTAGGTGATCCCGAGTAAGGTAACATTACTTGCACTCCCCAAATTCATTCTCGCCATTCTGGCATGGCTGCCAAGTATCAATCTCCTCTTGGCATGTAATCTCACCGTTATCGCCAACTTTGCAGTAAGTGTTTGGTTCATGATGATATACATCAACCCGCGCCTGTTTGAGTACTCGCTCCTCCTGCACTTGTTGGGGCGGGTTATCTACTGGCCGAGCAGCTGTTTGTCCAATCTGCCGCGCAACTTGTGATATTACCAGAATCAACAATGTGACTGCAATGTATTTTAATACTGTCTTTACCTTACTCATAGCTACTACCTCTCTTCCTATATTGCTCTTATTGCCCACTCAGAGGCCCTACAATCGTTCTTAGCTTAAAAGATGATAGTTTACCCATCTTAGCTTTATAACTCTATTCTAGGGCCTTTAAATAGCTTATGTTATTTTAGGCTAATTTTGTTAATCTCGCAGACTAGCGCGATGTACTCACTGACGGTTAGCTTTTTCATCTTCGTAGTTCTCCTTAAGTTCTTTCATTTGCTCGTCAACAAAGTCCATAATGTCGCTTAGCTCCATCTCCTCGAGTAGCGCGTGGACGCCAAACTCGGCTACCACCTGGGCTGGATCAACCCCGCTAAGTACTACTGATTGGTCTTGAGTGTCAACCTCCACCTTATCGGCGTAGATCTGGATAAAGTTAAATTTGTTCATAATGTTCCTTTCGTTTACTTTCATTTTGCAAGTAATATGTTGTTTAGATTACTGAGTAGTCGCGGCGTTCCATGTCCTTCAGTACGCGGCGGCGCTCCCACCAGATGTTAAATACTTCAATCAGGCTGTTCTTAATATTCTTAATCATTTTAATTCTCCTTTGTTGTTATCATTTAATTCCCGAGTTGTTAATGTCCGTTTGTCGCTTCCGCTGTTTGAACTGTCCTCAGTATAGCGCAAATATTTTGAATGTCAACAACTTTTTGAAAGATTTTTAGACTTTTTTGTTCTGCCCCCTATAAGATCGGCGGGCTTCTCTCTTTTAAGGCTTATTAGTATTGCATCTATATTTCAGGTGTGATATACTGATAGTAAGAGTTATATGTAGTCTCTTTAATAAAACTACATTGTACCTTTTACAATTCATAGCGTTGGTTATACGTAAAACCACGGTCTTTATTCACCCCGTATGAAAATCGGCGGGGACATTGACTGCCTTATAAGAGCCAAACACCTTGTTAGGTTAATAGGATAATCTCTAGTAAGGATAAACAGTAACGATTGGAAAAGACCCATTATAAGTAACCTGAGGCGAAGGGGCAACGTGCTTTCCATATTCTCACGACCCCGTACTAACGGTGCACCACCTAAGTAGGGGTGTATAAGTCCAGGTGAAAATGATCCCCGGCGCGGAGACAGGAGATAGAGCTTTTAAAGCGAGTGGCGTTCCTGCTTCAGTGTCCGCATTAAGTGATCGACCAGTAATGGGCAGGAATGAGAACGACGAGTAGTGGGAAGTGCATAATATGGGAAAAGGGCATGCACAAAGATCCTAAAGTAGCTTACGGGGCTAGCCATGGATTACTATTCAGCTCTATCATGGGATAAAGGTCTTAAACAGGCAGTTGAGCCACTTGGCGGGCACAGCTAGTCTATAGGTCAACTAATCAGCTTAGGTAATAGTAATAGTAAATATTAGTAGTTACCTTATACAACCTCGCGGCAAGCGCTCGGTAGTATAAGTAATATTAATAGAGTATCTATAGGTTATCTAGTCATTATAGGTTATTAGTTTACTTAATAGGTTAGGTGTTAAATGAACCGGGGAGTAAAGGCCCTTTTTTGTCTCTCGTTATTGTAAATCATTTACACTAACAAATAAGAGATAAAACTATTGACAAAGCCGCGGGCTTCCTTTAAACTAAAATCATGTTTGAGCAATATACATTACCCAGCTGGATCACTGACGATTACAGCGACAACTTTATCAAGAACCAACTCGCCGAGGAAGGCGTAACAGCTTACTCAGTAGACAAAGCGAGAGAGAAAGCCCTAGAGCTATTCAAACAAACACAAGAGATAAAGATAGTACAAGATTAATTAAACAAAGACCGTCGAATAACTCGGCGGTCTCTTTTATTGCCTTAAGCGTTTTAAGCCCCTAAATAGCTCAATTAATACTAAAAGGTATAATCTATCATCTTTAACGTTTAAACGCGCCAGAGAGCCTCTAAATAGCCTTAGAACGCAATATACGATTACTCGCCCACTATAAACACCACAACAACGCGCGCGGGATCGCTTTTAATGCTACAAGCAACATCCTACTTATAAGAGAATAAAGATACACATAATAGCCCATAGAGAAACAATAACCTACAATAAGGCGCATAGCTTAACAGGGCACATATAACATTAAACGCTTATAATTATATACAAACACCCATAATTGCCCATAAAAGCCCAGTATAATGCGCCACAAACCCATAATATCGCCATAGACCAAGCGCGCGGGCCTCTCTTTTAATGCTTCATTGGTTGGAATTTTTTTATCACTTATACAGATTACATAGAGTAATACATAAGGGAATAACACACAGTATTGCACCCAAGCTTAATATTTACGCAAAATACAGTGAAAATAACGTATAAATGGCCATTTTACCGCCAAAATTAACGATTTTCGCATACTTTTGGCTATCTCTCACCGTGACCTGGCTTATTAAAGTGTGATCTTACTGATTCAAAATAGCCCTCCATACCCATTTCACACCACAACATATATACTTTTACCGCCAAAACACCCCAAAAATCACCCTCAATATACCATATATGATATATTTTCACCCACTTCACAGACAAAATGCAACGAAAATGCCGGGGAAATGAAAACTACCCCCTAAAATTTATATCATATCTGATATATTTATACCATTTATGATATATCGGGGCAGAATCATGCAATTAACCCTTTATAATACTGTCTACAACAAACTCGCTTACAACCCCATCTTTGCCAATAAACTGCTTAACAACGACCCGAGAACTAGCACTAACCTCGTCTACAACCTCATCCATCTCATCGACTGCCTCGCCCATCGTATCAAACTCACTAGTACCCAATTCGCTGATTACCTCATAACGCACTGTGATATCGCCAGCCTCGCCGCCGACCCTGAACAACCAGCCCATCTCATGCCGCGCGCCAATCTCTTCAAAGCCCTTACCTCGCCACTCATTGATAAGAGCAACAACCTCATTCTCATTATATGTATAAGCAACTATACGAGTGAAACCATTTTATCTGTTGCTACGATCTTGTACTGCATCTTGTTTTATCCTTATTTCTTAACTGCCCTCAGTATAGCAAACAAATATATAAGAGTCAATAAAAATAAGTAGTAGAATAAACAACACCAATACCAGACCTGATGAAGGTGGCTTTAACTTCGTAAAAGATATGTTTGACGAAGCAACGATACAACCCCAGACATGATATATAACCCATCTCGACCCAATATACCTTAACTTCGTAAAATCTGGTAACAGTTAACGATGTGCGAAGTAAGCCCCGCCCCAACAAAATAAACATCTCGCTAAGTTCGTACAATCACCATTTTGCGAAGTATAAGCCCCCAGCTACAAGCCTAGCCGCCAGAAACTATGTGAAACCCAGGATATTACCACAATCTAGGCTCGGCGATATATTGTGCGAACTATGGAGTGGCAAGCTACCTTGTATAGCCTAGAACCCGGAGTATTGTTCAAGCCTAGCCACCCACATGTTGCGTATGTATATGTATGTAATTATTTTTTGTTGTTGTGTGTGAGTCAATTATGTTGGGTAATATAGCGTAAGGGGGGTGGGGTATACTAGGCCACTCCCATCGACTATTGTCAATCATTCTAGGGCTCACGATACATGCTCATCCAAAATCAATATGCCAGTATTTTTTGAAAGGTATATACCCCCAATACCACTATCGCCAACCAAAATGAAAAGTATATACTCTCTAGGAAAGGAGGCCTATATGGCAAAAGATAAAGAATATTGGAGAGAAAGAAAACTTGCCCAACGCGAGGGGAGGACAAAACGCACAAAGGCAAAGGACGGCGTAGGTATTAAGAAGCGTAATAAAGGTAAGGTTGCTAGTCAATGGACTCAAACCGAGCAACAGGAGCAATGGCTTAATTATTATATGAATCCTAAGTCGCCGAGTTATGCAAACGCCTATGCATCAGCCATTAGAGCAGGCTACTCAAGATGGGCTGCCCAGAAGATGGAGACTAAGGATTGCCAGAAGTGGGTCGCCGAGGCCAAGAATATGATGCGGCTTACTCCTGAACACCTTAAACAACAGCTACAAATGATTATTGTAAATGATATATCAAAAGATGCTGATAAGATCAGTGCTATTAAGTTACTTGGTAAGGAACATAATATGTTTGTCGATAAACAAGTGACCGCGCATGTTGGCATCGAGGAAGCATTAAAGGATTTGGATAACTTAGATGTCTAAGAATAGAAAACTTATTTATATCTGGGACGAAAACCTAGAGTTTTTCGATAAACTGCCTAATAAATCAGCTACTATTAACCAGCTCATTAAGAGGCTTAGGCTAAATGGATGATTTCAAACTAACCAAGGCGCAGCTGGCTAAGATTAAGCTCATTAAACAGGACTTCTACAAGTTCGCTAAGATGAACTTATATATTAAGGATAAGTTCGCCAATATAATACCGTTTATCCCCAATGGGCCTCAAAGGGCGCTCATCGACTATGTACTACTCTGCATTATAGAGAGGCGGCCAATAAAGGTTATCATCTTAAAGGCCCGTCAAATGGGCTTTAGTACCGCTGTAGAGGCTATTTGTTACTGGTGGACATCTACGAACTTTAACATTAATAGTGTTATCATCGGTAATGACGAGAAGTCTTCCCTTAACCTTTATAGGATGTTTCGTCGTTATTTTGACAACACTAATATCCTGTTTAAACCGAGTGTTCGCTACAACACCAAAAGTGACCTTACGTTTGAAAAGTTTGACGAGTCCGGTAAGCAAATAGGTCTAGGATCGGCTATCAAGATTGAGACAGCCAAGAACAAGTCCGCGGGGCGTTCAGACACTATCAACTTCCTCCATGGCTGCATGCACCCTAATAGCCCTGTTGTCTTAGCGAGCGGGGAGTCAAGGTTGGTAAGAGACCTAAGGGTTGGAGACGAAGTCTTTACTAGCTCAGGCGCTATAGCGCCGATTAAGCATAAGATTTATACCGGCAAAAAGATGACCTATAAGGTTACGAGCTGGATGAGCAACGAACCTCTTTACTTGTCGGCAGATCATAAGGTGCTGACGGTCGACGGGTACAAGAAAGTTAAAGAACTGACAAACTATGACTGGGTACGTCGCCCCGACTTTAAGTTCGAATACAAGGATGAGATAACCTACTCGTACAAAACACCTAAGCGGCCACAAAATGGCGGCCGCTCTATCGACAGAACTGAGACGTTTAAACTCGACTACGACTTCGGCTACCTTGCGGGGTATTATCTAGCGGAGGGGCATGTAAGTAAAAAGCTAGATCGGGTGACTTTCGCCTATCATAAGGATGAAAGATATATAGACAATGTCCGTAAATATTTTGACCATAGCTACGACAGGGTAGATAATAATCGCGGCACTAGCGAATTCAACGGGCCATTTATGGCACATTTGATCAATGATCTGTACGGCCGAGTAGAGAATAAACATATTCCGCTTTGGGGCAATCCTGAATACTTTAAGGGGCTCATGCGCGGGTATTTAGATGGCGACGGGTCAAAAACTAGCGTCGATAAGGTGCAAGCGTCGTCTGTTCATGAGCGAATAGCGCGTAACATTAACCGTATTGGCGATATGCAAGGGCATCACGCAGGCCTACGGACACGAGAGGCTGGTGTATATTATGGCCGTAATTGTAAAAAGATATACACTAACGCTTTTAATAGGACGACAAATAAGCCTTGGATTCGTAAATTCAAGATTGTAGACGGTCATATGTATGTGCGTATTAAAAATATAGAAGAATACGAGCGTTCAGACACCTATGATATTGAAATTGACCACCCCGACCATAACTTCGAAACCCCGATCGGCGTGATATCAAACTCAGAGGTCGCGACTTGGGAGAACGGCGAAGATTTGGTTGCTTCTCTTATGCAGACAGTACCAGATGCTGAGGTGATGGAGAAGCCTTCAATGGTTTTTCTAGAGTCTACTGCAGAAGGGCGAGGTAACTACTTCCATAAAGAGTATGTCGCAGCGGTAGAAGGTAAGAACAACTACCAACCCGCTTTCGCTCCCTGGTGGATTCTTGATACCTACGAGCGCGATGCCACATTTGAAGATTTAGGTAAACTCAACGATTACGAGCTGTTCTTAGTCGACCTTATGCGGCAAGGGCATGATACACTAGGACATCATTTCCCCATTAGCGAGGAAGCTATACCGAGAAAACTCGCATTTTATAGGAGAAAGGCAAAAGACTTCGCAGCAACCCCCGAGCGTCTACCCCAGGAGTATCCCTCCACATGGCAGGAGGCGTTCATCGCAAGTGGTAAGAACGTATTCAACCCATTAGCCTTACAGGAGATGGAGAAGGATGCAACCCCATTAGAGGACGTCGACTATTACAAGATTACCCCATTAGAGGATCGTCCTTATGAGGAATTCGAACTAGAGCAAATACCGTTTGAAGAGAACGAAACGCCCGACGACTTCACTTACAAAGCGCCACTTAAGATTTGGGAGAAGCCAAAGCCTTACAAAGAATACGTAATTGGCGCAGACGTTGCAGAAGGTCTCAAAGGTGGCGACTTTAGTGTTGCTACTGTTGTAGATGTTTCAACAATGGAAGTAGTTGCTCGTTGGCGAGGCCACTGTGACCCTGACAAGTTCGGCGAGGTCTTAGGCGCTCTTGGTACGTATTACAATTATGCCCTTATAGGCGTAGAGGTAAACAACCACGGTTTAACAACAGTACAAAAGCTTCGCGATACCTTCTACACGAACCTTTACAAGCGTGATAGAGGCTATGATGAGGAGTGGGAGACGCCTACCGTTAACCTCGGCTGGAAGACTGATATGCGAACTAAACGCTTAATGATTGATGACCTTATCAAGCTAGTACGCGAGCGTGTAATTAAGGATAAGGACATCGTATTCATTAATGAGGCATTCAGCTATGTGCGTGATGAGCGTGGTAGAATGAATGCAGAGGAAGGCTCTCACGATGACGTTGTGATGTCGACAGCTATCGCTTACCAGCTATTCCCTTGGGGTGATAATGATATATCAAACTTAAAGGTAATTTCTACCGCAAAGATGCATAAAATAACCAATGGACGATAAAACACTACTAGAGGTAACTAAGCGCTTTAAAAAGGCGCGGATGTACACCGAGTCTCACTACAAGAAGACTTGGGCTAATGCGTTCAAGTCTTACAACGGCATTAGAACAATTAGGGGATACGCAGGTCAAGCTGATGAGTTTGTACCTGAAACCTTCTCAATCGTAGAGGCCCTCGTATCCTCATACGTTAAAACAAAGCCGCGATTTAAATACTGGCCATTACACGAGGAGCAAGAGCAAAGCGTTGAGGCCTTAAATGGTCTAGTCAACTATTACTGGTCAATTAACAATATGACCGATAAGATGATTAGCTGGATTAAGGACATGGCCCTATACGGTACAGGTGTTTTGGCCTTTAGCTGGCTAAAGGATCGGCCGCTTATCCAGAATATCCCCTTAAATGACTTCTTCGTCGACCCAGCGGCCCGCCACATCAACAACCCAGATGAGCCTGGCTATCCACGTTACGCGGGGTATCGCTACCTTACAAGCCTTGAACAGCTCAAATCTCAAATGGAAGTGGATGTAGAGACGGGCAAAGTTGAGAATAAGTACAAAAACCTTGACAAAGTCACTGCAGCTAACGACGGCGAGGAGATGGACAAAGACATTAAGGAGATGTTGATCGGCTCTACTTACGGTAAAGACGCCATTAGCGAGCAAGTAGAAGTTGTCGATTACTGGACTGAAAAGAAACACGTTATGATCGCTAATCGTAGCGTTGTTATCTTAGAGGAAGACAACCCCTACGCCCGGAAAGAGTCTAAAAAAGAGTTGCCTATGGACTTGGATGGTGAGATTATCCCGATGAAGGTGAAAATCCCCGCCATTAAAGGCTTTCTACCGTTCGCAGTAGCCCGTAACTACGTTGATACGAGTCTATTCTACGGCAAGGGCATCGCCGAGGTTATCCTTAAGACGCAGGAGCTATTAAACGATACAGCTAGCCAGAAACGGGACAATATTGCTTACGTGTTGAACAATATGTGGCAGATTGAACCCCGGTATCAGCACTTAGCTGAGCGTATCCAGTCCGCACCAGGCGCTATCTTCCCGATACCTAAGGGTGCACTTACCCCGATTGAGAAGAACGACATTAGCCCAGCCGCTGATGCCGAGATTAGCCGCCTTACTCAGCAAATGCGTACTGCAGTAGCCGCGGATGCAGCCGTTCAAGGTATCAGCCAACGCTATAGCCGTACTACCGCAACTGAAATCTCTAACCAGATGGAGCAATCAGACGCCCGTACGAACGTTAAGATGCAGTCATTAGAGGATGGCGGCCTTGCCCAAGTAGGTTCAATCCTGTTTAAGATGATTCAGTTATTCGTTAAAGAGGATACTCCAGTGCGGATGACTGACCATAACCAGATTACCTGGCAAGTATACAGTCCCGACGTCTACTTCGGTGAATACCAGCCAAAGGTTGTGCTCGAGAGTACTGCGGACGCTGAGATTGCAATGCTCAGTCAGGCAATGCAGACAGCCGCGCAATTTAGTCTCCAGAACCCTCTCGTTAACCAGGAAGCCTTCCTGCGCAACATGTACAAGACTCTCTTCAGTAAGTACATGACCGAGGATGACATCAACGAGATGCTTACTGTGCCTCAGCCAATGATGGGCCCTGATGGCCAGCCTGTTGATCCAAGCCTCGTACAAAGCGGCGCGTCACTTGCCCCGGGCGCTGAAGAGTACCTACTAGGCGGCGGAACGTCGCAGGGTGGTGGTGATTCCTTTAACAAGCGAGCCCAAACCGGCAACCAAGGCGGCGGCGGAGCTAATAGTAACGATAACAACATTAGACGAGTACGAAGCGAGCAAGCATCAACTCGATTGAGGTAGTAAATGGAAGAGAGTAATAAATGGAAGAAAATCGCCCACCAATGGGAGCAATTCTCCAAGACAGAAGCCTATAAAGAGCTAATGAGCTACATTGATCTACAAAAGGATGTAAATTCTACATTAGCTGCCGGGCCTATTGAGATTTACAAGGACGTGCCAACTGTTGACAATAAAACAATGCAACAACTCGAGTTTGAGCCCGAGAAGCTGGCATATCTTTTACAACGTAATGTAGGCCTCGATACTATCCGCCTTTACATTGAAGGATTCAGTATCCAATAATTTTTACAACAATGTAAGATGTACAGCGTAGGAGGGTTTTCGCCCCTGTCCCTCCTACGTTCCCCTTAAAGGCGGAAAACCGATAGACAAACTAATAGGAGTACACTAGAATGGAAAATTCCCTTACCGGAACTAAGGATGCTAGCCTCGATCAAGAGCCTACTAGCGTTAACGAACCGGCGGATATCTCTAGCGATACTACCTCTCAAGCTCCAGTAGAGCAAGATGTAGTAGCTGAGCCCGCCCAAGAAAGCGAGCCAGCAGATAGCGGGCTAAGTAAATTCGCGAAGGCGCAAGGCTTTGATCTTGATAACGCTAGCGAGGACACGAAACGAGCCCTTAAAATTGCTCTGGATAATCAGCGCTCATTCCGTAGCGCAAAACAATTGGCAGATACCAGCGAGCCTACTGACGACTTGCGCGCAGAGGTTGCTAACCTGAAGTACGAGCGACAGGTTGAGCGATTCTTTGGCGAGCAGGGCCGTAACCGCAATCTCGAAGCGGTAATGTATGACATCGTAAAGGACAAAGCTGCTAAATACGGCGTAGAATATGCAAATAACCTACGGCACGACCTCGGCACTCTGTATGATTTAGCCGTACTTAAGTCGAGCCAGAACACTCAAAAAGTAGATCCGGAGCAAATCCGCCGAGAGGAAAGGGAGTCTATCAATCAACAACTCCAGCAGGGCACTCAAGCCCACGCTACTGATCAAACCCCGACAGTTACGACAATCCAGGATGTCCTAGCTCAATACGAGATTGGTTCACCTGAGTATATCGCAGCCGTTGATAAACTAACAGCTTAAAAGGAAATAAATAAATGGCTAACTATGTTACGCCCACTAAGGGCACTGGCGCAGTAGACGGCACGCCTGCTACAAAGCCTTTTGTGCCTCAGATTTGGGCACCAGAAGTAGAAAAGAACCGTACCGACAACCTCGTCCTTTGGGACTTTATCGACCACTCGAACTTGGGTGAGGCGGTTCAGTATGGTGACACGATCCACGTACCATTCATGGACGAGATCGACACCGACGTTAACACTAACACCACAACTGACGGTACTGCTACAGCAATCGACGGTATCAAGACTCGTTACGTTGACGTGCTCATCGACCGATACCTCCGCAAGCCAGTTGGTGTACAGGATGTGGCTAAAGCTCAAAGCAAGTACGAATTCCGCGCACTGTATGTTGAGCGTCTTGGTCGCTGGATCGCTAAGGCTCATGATACTGAGGTTATTAGTAAAATCCAGGCTGAAACACAAATCCTTAAGCAGACAACTGCAGCCGCTGGCCAGTTCGCTTACTCGGATATCGTTGATGCCCTTGGTCAACTTGATGCAGCCAACGTGCCAGAAGACAACCGCGCACTGTTTGTGAACGGCAAGGTTCGCGCTGCTTTGCGTAAGATCCCTGAGTTTACCAGCTACGCAAGCGTTGGTGAGAAGGGTATCGTGAAGACGCAGCACGGTCTCGTTGGTGAGATCTTTGGTATGCCCGTTTACGTGACTAACGTTATCAAACAGAAGGGTAACAAGGATGTCGCTTACGTCATGCACAAGAGTGCCGTTAAGGGTCTTGCCCAGTTCACCCAAACCGAGGATGGCCGCGACAAGATCCAGGGTGTTGACTACGTTGTTGGTTCAACCCTCTTCGGTGCGAAGGTCATTCGGCCCGACCACGTTGTTGAGATTACTGTTAAATAGTAATACTTAACCTAAAGCCTCCTCCCAAGCGGAGGGGGCTTATTTTTAGATAAGGAGAAGTAATGACAACAGACGAGACCATAGACAAGCTCGAGTCCGTAGGGTTAAGAGTCGACTGTACGCTACACGGTATATCTATCTATAGCGCTGGCGGCCAACTCTGTGGCGAGGTGTCCGTTGATCAGCCATGGCGTTCATGGCTTGGCGCTGATATTTTTAGAAATATCTGGAATAACGGCGAAAGTGAGCTTACGCCACTATTCGAGCTGATGTCGTACGGCAGTGGTCGTGGCGAAATGCCGGAACTTTTCATTCTGGATACGACAAAAGGGCTTGTAAGGCTCGGCAAGTCTGTCGAGTTTACTCAGTCAACCCCGACAATGTTTACTAAAAAACAGCTAAACAAAACGCGCCTGCGTGTGGCTGCGCTTAATCCTATAACGTATAAGGTGAATTAACTATGACAAAATGGGTAAATAATAGCGCGTGGAACGCGTTACTAGCAAAAATAAATACTGCAAATAAAGTATTCATTCTCCCCTCTTACACGAATGACTACAACACCGCTAATAGCCAAAAACTCGGCGAGGGCTCATACTCTACGTCATCGCAAACATTCCCGACGGCGGGGGAGCGAGTAGTGACTCTTAGCCCGGCGAACAACCTCAGTGTTACAAAAACAGGTACAGCTACTCATGTGGCGTACGTCAATGGTGCTGAGGTGTTATTTGTAACCGACATTGCAGGGCAGGCAGTGACTCAGGGCGGCACAGCTAACCTTACCGGTGTACAGCTAAAAGCAGAGGATATTTAATATGAACGGTAGTCTAGCGTCAACAACACTAAAAGCGACGCTGCCGGCCGGACAAACCACTATCGAGATAGACGCGGACGATTTCAGAAGTTTTGGCGAGGCTGATTATTTTGGGTACTATATAACATTGGCCCCGGCTGACAAGTTCCCTACTCTTGCTAATTCCGAGATTGTATATGTATCACGCCACGATGGCAACAATCTTGTTGTTCAAAGAGGAATGCGCGGCACCGCCTCAAAGACATTTCCTCCCGGGTCGTTGCTTTACCGCGGGATGTATCGCGAAAATGGCGCAAATGTCGGTGATATATTCATGACTATGAGAGCATCCCCGACACCTGGGCGTCTATTCATGAATGGCGCAGACGGCTATAGAGTAGAGCAGTACCCAATACTCGCAGCGCTCGTTGAGCAGTATTTGTCATACGGAGAAAGAACGGGCCCTAATACCTTCAAACTGGCTGACTTAAGAGGTAGATTCCCTTATGGTACGCCAATTGGTGGCTCAGTTGGACAGCGCGGGGGGAGCGCCGAGATAAACTTAACGCCCAACAACTATCAAACCAACACATGGATGAGCCAAAAGATGAGTCCGGTAACAAACCTATCCGGGGCGGTGAACGCTGGCAATCAGTGGGGTTTTCACCTACACACAAAAACCGATAATCCGAATGACGGCTCAGCCAACGTACCAGTTAAATATCTACCGCCATACTTCAGTGTGAATTATGAAATAGTAGCGGGGTAGCCTATGCGGTTTTTTGCCGATAGATTCCCCAACCTGTCACCTTTCTACAAGGAGTACTGGGAAAACGGAAAGTACTACGCCGAAAATAACGAGATAGTATTAACATCTGATTCATTTGCTGATCACTATCTAGGGCTCAAGGGCTTTCAGGGCGAAGACAATGTAGAGCTACTGATACGCGCCAAGTTTGAGTACAGTATCCACAAGCAGGGGCTCATGATGGTGCGTGGGTCAAGCTTTATAGACCCAGCCAACGGCCAAAGAGTTACGACGGGGTATGTGCTATCAGTGTATCACCAGAGAGGCTCGCAGCGGCTGCGACTAGACGATAACGTTTGGGGTGGACTCGAGGCATACAGTGACAAAACTCTTAGGGCTGGCGTATGGACATGGTTTAGGTTCAGGGCTGAAGGTACATGGCTAAGAGCCAAAGCTTGGGAAGATGGCACTAGTGAACCTGTCGGCTGGGATATAGCAGTATCTCAAAGTAGGTGGGAATACAACTCAAGAGGTGCTAACGGGTTGAGCATGGCCTCTGGCGGGACAGTACGAGTTAACGTCGTGTCCGCAAGTACATTGCCGCTACCACCGGCTGTAGCTAGTGATTTTAGCCCAACTCCATCACCATATACACTGACCAACGACTTCGCTACTGGCGCTCCAATGGGCGGTTTCCCCGCGGGCGGAGCATACATACAGCCAAAGCCGAAACAATACACCTTAACCGGCAATAAATCGACCGAGCGTCTAACGGTATCTCGCCCGACACTAACTACTGTTGGCCCGACATATAACCTACGCGGTAACCGTGGCTGGTTGCATCTCGTATTCAAGAAGAAGCCTATACTCACCTATTCGCCGCCCAAACCAGGCGAATTGCGCCCCGTACAAGTTACAGAGCGTCTAACGATTAGGCCGCCTATGCTATCTCATACCGGCCCTATATACGCCCTACAAGCGTCTAGAATTACCGAGAGGATATCTATACCATCTCCGGCTCTAACGGCTCATACAGCGGCTCTCATACGGCCTGAGGATATAAATTTAAGGGTCGGTATTAGCAGTCCGAATGTTATATTTATACCGAAGCCCGGAGTCTTGGAGTTAAAACCTCTACCGATTACTCTGCGGCTAACAATAACGCGGACTAATAATTTATTAGACCCTAGCGTATACAATATTGAATACAAACAATACAAACCTGATTATGTAGGGATAAAAGCCTACGAAGGCGAAACATTAAACATTGACCGATACCGCCCTGATACGATAGAAACGGGCAAGATCGATAGTGTCGAACTAGAAACAAATAGATATAAGCAAGCAGTAATTAAATAGGAGAATATAATGGAAAATCTTGGCAAGTTTAGCGTAAGCAACGTTGTCGATAGCGCACCAAGCGGTAGCCTCGGCGTTGTACTTGTGCCAAATGGTGGCAGCTATTCATTGGCAGCTACCAGCTCCACTGGTGGCGGCGGAGGCGGCCAAGGCGGCAACGTGCCGAAGCTCGGAGAAAGTGACACGACGTGGCAAAAGCAAGCAACCGTTCGAGGTGAGTGGCTGTATCGTCGCTATAACGGTATTCTGCTTATCAAAGGGCCGGGCGAGTTTAGCCAGATGCCAGGTGGCGCACCGGGTACTATTACTCTGTTCCGTCTACCGGAGGGCTATCGTGATAATGTTCATGTGACGATGGCACCGCTATACAAAGCAGGCAACCCTAATGTGGCTGACGGGTCGTTTGTTCGCGTCGATAACGCCGGCAATGTGTCGGTTACGGTGCAGTCCAATGCCGCGTATGTAATACCGACTATTGTTGTCCCCACCGGCCTTTAGGAGCTTAAATGACACTCGCCGATTTACGTAAGCGGGTTATGATAGATAAGCTGGACGATGAAGACTACGAGCCAGAGATTATTGACAACTTCTTGAATGACGCCCAGCGGGATATATTCAACCAATTTGAACTACCATTTATGGAAAAGATCTTTATTGGTGATGTACCCGCTGGTACGTCTATTATTAAGTTGCCCGATGATGTCAGTAGGGTAGAAATGCATGCAATGACCGGTGTGCAGAACTTCTTTCAAATGAAACTTGAATACCGCGACTTCTTTATGCGTTTTGCAGATGCGATGAACAATAAACCGCATGCGCCCTATTTCTGGACTGAATACGCTGGCAATATTCTATTAGACGCCCCAACCGATAAAGAATATAAACTATATACGTATTATTATAGGACGCCGAATACAATGGCCCAAGATACTGATAAGCCCGATATCCCCGAAGAGTTTACCGAGCTACTCATTCTTGGCGCACTCCGTCGCGTGCACGATCGCAACGAGGACATGGATCTATCTACTCAGGTAGAGAACCAGTACCAAGCTCAACTACAAGAGATGGTTACTCGCTTTGGTATGCGCGATGCTTTTGGCCCTATTAAGATGCGTAATTTACAAATATAGGAGGATGAATGGCGCAGCAAGTTAAAATTGCTACCCAACTAAATCTAGGAGGTATCGACCTTGTTACGCCAGTCGACCTTCTCCAGGAGGGTAAGAGTCCTTTTAGCAAGAACTTTCGCCTCCAAGCCCAACAAAAGGATTCCCGCCGTGTGGCCGTGTCAACTAGGCGCGGCCATTCTTTGCATATTGAGCCACTGGGCGAAGCTCAGGCGTTAGGTAATGCAGCTACTGTTACTCAGCGGTTCAAGATTAACCGAGATAACGCTTTTCTTTTGCAACCGTTTACTGCTAACGTAGACCAACGGATTACCCGCCTAGATATAGACATTAAAAACCCCGGCGGCGCTACTGGCCCAGTAATAGTAGAAATTCTAGAGGACGCAAACGGGTTGCCGGGTAATCGCCTGTCAGTTAGCTCATTCCTTAACGGAGACATTGGCGATAGCGGCGATTGGGTTACATGTCGTTTTATTAACCCGCCCAAGCTCAAGACTGGTAAGAAATATTGGATAGCTCTTAAGCCCCAAGATGACTCCCTCAAATGGTATGAGATTGGTTTAGTTAACAGCACCCCCGAAGCTCGGTGGACATCAGCCGCGTGGACGATTAACACCCCCATTACCGGCAAGATGCTACGCTATAGGCTTTATACAGCCCCTGAGAAGAAGCTCAAGGGTGCGTATCGCTTTAACCTGGATAATCGCAATAACCGTACTGTAGCGGTGTACGATAATACACTCTATTATGCAGATGAGGCAGCCGGTAAATGGCGCGAGATTATGTCGGGTCTATCATCAGAAGCTAGCGAGTATAGCTTTGCCAACGGTGATGGCAAGATGTTTTGGGTTAATGGCCATGACGAGCTGCGGTACTGGGACGGCACGCCGCCTCAAGATCGCACTAACATTGTAGATAACGGAAATTTTAGCCTCCCAAGCGTGCGGTGGCTGGGTAGCGTAACGCGTGATACGACAGTGTATAAATCAGCCCCGGCTTCGCTCAAGATTACCGGCGGTGGACAGCGCTACACTAAGAGTGACATTCAACTCACTAAGGGTAAGCGGTACAAGATTAAGTTTTCATCAGTTAGCGCAGCTGGTACATCTCAAGTATTCGTAAGCGTGAATACTCAATTACGCCCAATTGCAGGCTATCAAAAGCAAATGACAACCTCATGGGATAACCACGAGTTTTATTACTGGCCGGAACTAGATGTCACAAGCCTTGAATTTGTCTCAACCGGCGAGGATTTCTGGATAGATGACGTAGAGATTATCGATACCGGAGTTGGCCGTATCGTTGACACTGAACTACCTGTGCTACGCGAGGTGATGTTCCATAAAGACCGCATGTGGGGCGTTGTAGCTGGCTTGCCTAACACAATTAGGTTTAGTGAAGCTCCCGGTAACCCGGCATGGGACTCAACAGGTAAGATACCAACCAAGCCAAGTGAACAATGGTACAACGAATGGCGGAGTACGAGCTTCTTCACCATCCCGCGGCCATTTAACGGTTCACCAGTAGTCAAGCTTTGTTCATTCCAGGACAATCTAGTTGTCTTTACCCAAGATGGTAAGTATATCATTAGCGGTTATGATGAAGCTTCATTCACGATGCGGCAGTCTACTGGCTTTAAGGGGGCTATTGCACGGCGTGGAGTAGTTCAAGATGAGAATGCCATCTACTTTGTAGGTGACGCCGGGCTGTTTATGTTTAACGGTTCAAGTGACGTTCGTATATCAGATGCAATCACTCCATTAATTGATGGATGCCCGCGCATTACCGATATAGACGCAACCAAGTATAAAGATGAGATACGCTTCTACTTGGCTTCTAGTGGGTCGACGGTTAACGATACTTGTATTATCTACAATAAACCGCTAAAGGATATTGAGTACGATACTGACATCTACGGAGACCGCGCAATCTACTACGATGATGCAGATGACCGTGGGCAGCTCGCAGTGTTCAACTCTTACGTAGGGATGAGCTACTACGCCGAGACGCAAGTTTACCACGACATGGGCGCGCCAATCGACTTTGAATATCGCTTCAAGTACGACAGTATGGGCAGCCCAATGCAACGTAAGCGTCTCAAGCGTTTCTACCCTATATTTCAAGGTGTTGACTCCACCTTTAAGGTGGGTCTCGCAATGGATAAAGACTTTGCCGATGCGCCAAAGATCAAAGAGCAGGTGCTCTCTGTTAACGGTGCAAGGTGGGGACAATTTAAGTGGGGCGATGGTACGCTCTACGGTGGTAGTAAATCGTTTAAGCCAAAGCGCCAAAGCTATTCAGGTTATGCACGATACTGGCAGCTACGAGTATTCCGCAATGGTGTAGAAAACCGCGTGGCCTTTGTTGGTGCGCAATTTAGTTATAAAGCAAAGAGGTTATAAATGGGATTAATTAGTTATTCACAATTACAAGATGGTACTGAGGCGGTAGCGAACGACCTCAACAACCGTTTTGGTACTATCTACAATGAGTTTAACGGTAACATTGATGCCGCTAACCTCAAAAACTCGGCAGTGACTCGCGAGAAGATCGCCGACAATTCAATTACTAAAGATAAGCTAGCTCTCCGCCAATACATTGACGATAACGGCTGGACAGTAACGGATATGGGTGGTATTAAGACCTATAGCCGCACAGTCCCCGTTACAGGTACACAGAACGACCATAACGGCCCAGGACACGTTGGGTTGCTCATTGAGGCTAGCGGTCGCCGCGCAGGTCTTGGGAGCTTCCCCGCACCTGTAGGACGCACAATTGACAACATTATCGTTACTTGTACTTACTTCGGCCATTACTCGGGCCACCTAGTAGTAAACGGCGAAAAGCGAGATGGTAAGATCTTTATCTCGGGCGGTAACATCTTCCCCTGGAATCTCTCCTTCGATGGTGAGGTGCACGTCCAGGTAACGGAGAAGCTGTAATGTTGTCTCTTATTCAGCTAACACCTGGGATGGATGATGCGACATTAGTCAATACGATTAATAAAAACTTTGAACAACTCCAGAATGAGTCGCGAACTAAAACAAGCAAGGACTCAACGGGGACGCGCCGGCTTCTGATCGGCCGCCCCGTTAATGGGGATCATGACATTATCGCTATCACTATTCCTGGTAAAGATGTTGTAGAGGAAACTACAGTAAGATGATTAACCCGGATAACTTTATATTCCATAGCGATTTCTGGTATCCGACCGACTTTAAAGAGGGTAGCAGAGAGCTTGATGTTAGTCTCCCTACGACTACTGCGCTTGACGATATAGAAGATGGAGACTACTTCAGCGCGTGGCTAGAGTATCCGAATCAACCATGGATATATGGGCGCTCACCATATGACCAATTCAACGTATTCGCAGAGAACGGCAAGCTTTGGTTCGCTAAAGCCCCACAGTTCGGCGGCGCTCGCTTTAAGGGCATAGTGCACTATAGAATATATCACCGAGACAAGAACTTCCTTTTTAGGTCGACTGGTAAGTGTGAGATTATCTCTAAACGATTGACTGGCACAATGAATATGACACCGGGTAGCAACGTATCAATATTAGAGATACCATCTGGCCTAACCGGTAAGTATCTAGTTCGCGGCACTTACGTGTTTAGAGGCGTGCGAGGCTTAGTAGACTCATCCGCCGGCCCAATCTCGCTCTATACGACCTATGATCATGGCGCAAACACCATTAAGCTGAATGCAACAATGGAACAGGCAGCAGTACATGGCGAGTTTCTCCAGTATGATTTACAGCTCATCCCAGTAAAGACAGACCATCCATGGGTGTTTCATTCAGATAAGTTTGCATTCTGCTTACCTCGTGTAATAGAGACTCAAATACGAGTACAGGGGGTTGCGCCAGCCAGGACGAAGTGGCGCATCCGTGGAGAGTCGTTCGATATCCCGGGCAGTCGCCAAGCGTACGACTACCTTACTCGCCACTCGATTAATACAAGGTGGCAGGCTCGCGGAGCTGGTATGAACGGTGGTATAAACTTCTTAGGCTTTCTAGAGATTACACATGATAAAATAACCCCGATAGTAGAGGTCGACAACTCGTCATATGGCCAGCCTACTTGGATAGATTCAGGATACTTAATGTTTCGCATTTACGAGTATCAGAATAATATTAGTTAATGGAGATAGACGATGGCAACAGCGCCTAAAGTTCAAACAATCCAAGAGTCGATCGGTGACTTAAACCCCGCTTATGAAGGGTCGCGCAATGTCATCAATCAACAAATCGGCAATCTAGGGCAAAAGTACGACGCCCAACGTGCCGGTATTTATGCAGCCCGCGGCAATGCCTATAATGCAATTAATAACCAAGCGACAGGTAGAGGCTTAGCCTTTAGCGGCATCCCAGCCCATGAGCAAGCTCGCTACGAAGCCGAGAAAACACTTCCTGCTTTGATGCAAGCCGACTTTCAACAAAACGATGAAGGCCTACAGCTCCAGGGACGATTGGCCGACTTAGATAAAGAGCTACGCACAAACGCGCTAGGACGTGTAGATCGCCAGCAATCCGACCTTAACAGCTGGAATCAAATGATTGCAGGGCAAGAGTTTACTGCAGGAGAGAATGAGAAGAACCGAAACTTCCAGCGGAGTGAACGTGAAGCAACCCAAGCATTTACCGCTAGTCAAAACGCCCTCAACCGAGCCCAGCAGGCAGCCTTAAGTGCGGCTCGATATTCAGGTGGCGGCGGGGGCGGCACCGTATATAGTCGTGCACGATCAGGTGGCGGCAGTAAGGCGATAAGTCCGAACGCAGCAGCTCAAGGTATTATTGCGGGTGCTATCCAAAGCGGCCGAACAATTAGTCCTGCAATATTCCAGCTAGCCCGTGATGCATACCGAAGTGCAGGCGGCAATACTGGCCAGTTCGCAAGCGACTTCTGGAAATACGTACCCCAGAACCAGCGCGGCGGTAACGCGTGGAAACAATATTACTACGGATAAGAGAGGAGGAATAGATGACCGAAGACGAATGGAAGCAAGTATACGGCAATAGATGGGCGGCCGTCAAAACCGATGACGAAGGCAATAAGTATGATAATGGCTGGAATCCTGATAGCTCGCTAACCTACGAGGAAGAGCAAAAACAACAACAGGAACAGAAGCGTCAAGAAGAAGAAAAGAAAAAGAAAGAAGAGGAAGAGAAGAAGAAAAACGATTGGCTTGGTAATGGCCTCAAATGGCTTGGTGATACAGCCAAAGGCGTAGGCGCAGGCGTTCAGCAAGCGGCGGGTAAGGCGGCTAGTGCAGTTGTAGACACCGGCGAGGCTTTGGCGCTTGCATCCAACCAAGTGGTAAATGCATTTGACCAAGACACTAATGCAAAAGCCGGTAAGGCTATTATGGACTCCGCCGAAGGTGCTCGTAAGTGGATACGTGACCAAAAGGATATTACTGGTAAGAATATTGAAGACACCACTAAGGCCAAGGAAGCTGGTGATAAGATTGGCCAAGGTAAGGCAGATGCTCGAGATTGGGCAACTGCAGTAGGTGATGCTATTGATGCAGGATCTACTCTTACTGGTTTTATTAACCCTACTCGTTTAGCTGTAGACGGCGCTGAACTTACCGGTAAAGCATTAGCTGGCCAAATTGCTAAAGAGGTGGCTGCTCAAGGTGGTGCAAACGCCGCTCAGGGCTTCCTGCAAGAATATGGCAAGACAGGTGATGTAGATAAGGCCCTTCAAAAGGCCGGCGAACAAGCTGCTACTGGCGCAATATTCCAGGGCGGGCTCGAAGGCCTAGGTTACGGTATTGGTAAACTCCGCGGCAAAGGCGTAGAGGACACAAATCTCCGTAATGCCGATGACACTGTAGAAGCCCCTACAAACACCAAAACTAGCGAAGATGGGTTAGATATCAACTCAGACGCTAAAGCCGCTGAGAACGCCTCTCATGAGCTTACAAGCGATGTTTCAACGCAACCTGAGGGTCGATACTCCACGCTGAGCACTGAAGAGCTGAATAAAGCTAGTGCGCTAGACCCCCAAAGCAAAGAGATTAACGCTGAACTGTACCGCCGACAGTCGGAAGAGTTGAAAGCCCAACGTGAAGCTGGGTCTCTTAATCGTGAACGTAATCCATTAGATGATATCAACGACGAGGTTAACGGGCCAAAGAGTCCTGAAGAGATCGCTAAGCTTAATCAAGACCTTAGGCCGGGTGAGACACCTAAAGGACTTACAGAGCAAGAAAAGATGGCTTATGAACTTGATCCTCAATTTCGCGAGCAAGTAGATAGGAAACTAGCTGAGGCGCGCAAGGACTTTGAGAATAACGGCCTACCTAACGACAGTAAGGGTGCAGAAGAATACCTCAGAAAGCTGGATGAAGGAGCTACCGACCTATTGCCGGACACCTTCTATAAAGTGCGCCATGATAACGTAGACTCAATCGGACAAATTCTTGGCGATGAGCAAATGCCGAAAGAGGTACGCAACGCAGCCGTGCAAGCGGCCGACCTAGGGCGTGAGATTGACGTTAAGCTCGAAAACTTAATGAACGACAACACCTATAACCAGGCGCACGCTCAAATGGATGCAGCCTATAAGGAGCGACTCGCGGCTGTTAATGATATGCCTGGCCCACGTCAAGAGATCGAGCGACAACGTCTAGATGAACAGTACACCAAGGACTTGCAAGAATTAGAAGAGACCCGTGCACGTGACCTACCTCAAGTGCAACAACTTAATGAGATGAAGCAGCGGGTAGAGGAGCGAGCCCAAGAGATTGTGGGCGACGCTAACGAGCTGATCAGAAGCGATCCAAAGACATTCCGCGAGATCGACCAGGACAAACTCGCCGAACATCGCCAACTGGCCGAGCAGAATCTTGCAGAAGCCAATAAGTATGATGGCAAGACTACCTACGCATTACAGGAGGTTTCAAAGGCTCAGAACCCAGAAGAGCTAAAGATTGCCCTGGAGCGCAACGGTGAAACCCTTCAGAAGGAGCTGGCTAACACCTTAAATGTCAAGGACATCGAGCACGCTAAAGAGAGTATCAGTAAGATCTCAGATACTCAGATGGCGCTGGCTCGTGTTACTTCCCCAAGTGTCCTGTTCGACAAGGGTGGACTCAACACCGAAAGCGCCGGACTCTTTAGTGAGCTAGTTAACGGTACAGGTAGGGCAGCTGTTGAAGGTGAACAAATCGCCAATCGATTGAGCAGTATTCAGAAAGCCCTCGGTAGTGACGCAAAGAAACCTGAAGTAATGGACAATATTGTTGACTACCTGGAAGGTAAAGTCGAGACCTTAAATGTCCCCGGCCATGAGAAGGCGGCTAAAGAGATCCGTACGATGCTTGACGACGTAAAGCCCTGGCTTAAAGAGAATGGCTATGGTACGATTAATGACTTCTACTTCCCCCATATGCGCGAGAACGACCCTAAAGGCTTGGCTAACCTGTTCGACGAGAACCAACTAGCCAAAGGTGAACTTGGTATCGGCTCACTTAAGTCTCGTAAGAAAGGCGGTGAAGAGTACAGCAAAGACGTCTGGAAGGTGCTTGGCGATTACTTTAACGGTATTAACCAAGCCAAGAACATCGAGCCCTCACTCCGTAAGATTGAGAGTGTAAGCACTCAGCTTAAACTCGCTTCAGCAGAGCATAAGAACTTTGAAGCCTACGCCGGATTTCTCGACAACTACATCAACCAGATAAAGGGCAAAAACCAAAGCAATATCGAGAAGGCTTTCGATGCTCAGTTCGGCCATAACGCATTTAAGAAGTCTACCGGTGCTATCCGGGCAGTTAATGCAATGGCCACACTTGGTTTGTCCCCGCTTACTGCACTGCGCCAGATGACTCAGGAGATTGCTACAGTTGGTAACCTCAACCCTAAATGGGCTGGTGTCGGCATGGTCAACGGTGCACGGATGCTCGCAAGTAAAGAGGGTCGTAAAGAGCTTAAACTCTCCGGTGTCCTTGATGAAGGTACTGGCCTTAAAGACCTTAAAGGACTAACCCAAAGTAAAGCCGGTAAGGCGTTTGATAAGGTATCTGACGGCTTGATGTCGATGGTATCTACAATGGATAACATTATGCGTGCCCAAGCCTACGCCGGCGCTAAGGCTAAAGGCCTCAAACTCAACGGCGCTAAGTGGGAACGATGGGCTAATGAAGCTGGATTAACCGGTCAAGCGGCCCAAGACTTCGTGCAAAAGAAAGCAATGGAGTACGGCACTAAGGCGACAGTTGACACTCAGTTCATCACTAGTAAGGTAGATGCACCTGCAGCCTTTAACGGGCCAGGTATGCGAACTCTTACCCAGCTGGCGACCTTTGACGGTAAGAAGGCGGCCTCCCTTATTCGAAGGGTTCCAAAGCCTATAAGGGACGAAAAAGCTGGTAACTCCCGCCTAGCCGCCAATGATATGGGCAAACTCGTTGCAATGGGCGCTACCGCATGGGGTGTGCAGGCAACCCTCGGCCAATTCATCGGAATGAAGGAAACTGACCATATCCCATTCTACGACCAGATCCAGGCCTGGACAAACATTGAGGGCAAGGACGAGAAGGGCTTCGAGCGTGACCAAAAGAACCGCTTCCGCCGATCTCCTGCAATGACTCTCTTGTTTGGCGATGGCAATAAAAACCAGGGTCTTATTGGCGCGTTAACCGCTAAAGACAAAGGAGAGGGCATCAAGCAATTCTGGGAGAAGAACTGGCAGTTAATCGTACCGGCCGGTACGCAAGCTAAGCGCACAGCTGAAGGTATCAAGTCAGTAGAGGAAGGTGTCGTGAAAAACGATAAAGGTAACACTCGCTTCATACAGAACCAAGACCAGGGCAATGCCCTTAAGGCGGCAATCCTCGGTAAGTACACTACGGAGAATGGCCAGAAATGGCTCAAGGAGGGTAGCTTCAGCGCGGTTAAAGAGTCTCAGCAGTCTAAAATCGAGAGCCTAGAGTCGTCAAAGGAGCGCGAGCAGGCTACCGAGTACTTTAAACGTACTAATAAGATACCTAGCCGTAAAGAAGCTTACGACAACGCTAAGCAGGCACTCCAGGAGGGCAATCGCAATAGAGCCCAGTCTATTATCAGCGAGTATAATAGCAAGGTGAAGGGGGCTTATGACGGCTTTGAGTTAACAAGCGAACAACGGAAGGCGGCAGCTCAGCGCGAAATACAATTAAACCGAGTCGTCAAGTCCTCTAAACAAAAACATAAGCAAAAATCTGGATGGTAGAATTGTGGCAGAAAATGAAACAATGAACCGGTGGGAGGTTAAGGAAGCCATTCAGCAGGCTATAGACCTCCATGAAACCCGCAAAGCTTCGATGTATGTGCCTTTCTATGCACTCGACCTATACAAAAAAGAAATAGAGGCCCGAGTAAAAGACCTAGAAACGGACGCGGCCGAAGAGAAAGATAGAAACCGTTGGCTATTCCGCCTAGTAGTAGGCGCGGTGATTACGTCATTCATACCGATACTCATCGCCCTACTCAGCAGGGGGAGCGGGGGGCTACTGAGATGACCATTATTAAGCGAACAATGAAGTGGCTCCACAAAGACAAACTGCTTAAAGCATTGTCCTTTATGATGGTGCTTAGCTTAATCTTTAGCGGCTATACACTATACAAGAGCTTAACCCTCCAGCCGGGCCAATCGGTGACTATCTCGGGTGGAACTAAGATAGAAAAGCCAGTAACTAGCATCACCAATGCCCAGGTCGACAAAGACGGGAATCTCGTTGTCTATTACTCAGGTGGCGAGTCTCGCAGCGTCGGGCAAGTGCTAGGGGCTAGTGGTAAGGATGGGAGAACTCCATCAAATAGTGAGATACAAGTAGCGGTTAAAGCTTACTGTTCAACTAATAAATGTTCAGAATCCCCCACTAGCGCCCAAGTAATGACGGCGGTGGCTAGTTACTGTACTGATAATAAATGCAAAGGCGCAGAAGGCAAGAGTACTAGCGATGATCAAGTTGCACTAGCTGTTACCAAATACTGTGCAAGTGGTAAGTGTAAGGGTGATACCGGCGAAGCTGGAGCTAATGGTACAAACGGTATTAATGGTACGAATGGTACAGATGGCGTTAATGGTAAGAGCCCTATACTTAACTGTGTAAATATAAAAGACAACTCGGGTAATCAAACATCTTGGGTGGCATGGAGATACGACGGCGAGGATAACTCAGCCTACAGGCGCATGTACAAGATAGCTGGTGACTCGAGCTGTATCAATATCTAATAGGAGAATGAATGGCACTAGCAGCTAATGCTCAAGATTGGGCAAGCCAGCGTATTGGGATCTTCTTCCCAGCTGGAGAATCAGATAATAGCCAAGGCTATTTAACCGGGCAATGCGTAAGCCTCATTAAGTGGTTTCTCGCTGAGATGTGCGAAAAAGTGCCGTCTCCGTTTGCAGCCCGCGGCCATGCAAAAGACTTTGGCGAAACACTTGTAGCGCAAGGCATTGCAGACCGAGTAGGCGACCTTAAGCGGGGCGATATCCTTGTGTGGCCCTACGATGGTGGTGGTTATGGCCATATCGGGGTTTACATGGGTGACGGTACTGTATTTGAGGAGAACGTGGCAGCCAGTGGACAGCGCACCGCTAACTTTGGCGCAGGTATCGTATATGCCGCTGACGTTGACCCATTAAACGCAGGTTGGCGCATTGGTGGATACAATATCTATCGTGTCCGTACCTACGTGGAGAACATCGTAGCTCAGCGTGACCGTAGCGACGAGATCAACTTCCTTAATGGTTTGTATCGCCAAATCCTTGACCGCAACGTTGACGAGGGTGCTATTACCCACTACCTCAAGCAGATCGACGCCGGGTGGAATTGGGAGCAAATCAAGCAAGATCTCCTAGCTTCGGCTGAAGGGCAAGCAGTCCAGGCCCGGCGCGTAGAAGAGGCTAAAACAAAAGCTCGCGAACTACAGGCAGCATTTGACAGTGAGACTAACGAGATTAAGCGTCTGTACAAAGAGATCCTAGAACGCGATGCAGATGAGGGCGGTATTGAACATTACCGCAACCAAATCCGTAATGGCTGGAACTGGCAGATGGTAGCAGACGACCTACGCAATAGCGATGAGTATAAAGAACTGCAACGCATTAAGGAGACGCCAGCACCTGAGATTAAACACGTTGAAGATCGCGCTGCTATCCCCGAACCCGCTCCCGATGCAGAGCCAGCGCCTGAATCCCCTCAGAAGCCACAGGATGAGCCTAAAGACGAAGATAGTACAACTATACTAAAAGATATCAGAAACCTCTTACAGAGCCTCCTAGAGGCCTTTAAGAGCATTTTTAAGAAGGACTAATCATGGAAGCATTGAACCTATTTATTATCCCTGCAATTGTTAAAGCATTTGACATGCTGAATAAGAAAGAATGGGGCGGGCTTGGTAAGCTCATCCTCGCAGTTGCCACCGGCGCAGCTGCTGGGTATCTTGGCTTTCATGGCCTCGATATCTATAGCGGTATCGCACTTGGTCTACAATCGGCAGGTATTGTTACTGTCGCAGCTAAGGCTAGCAACAAATAGAAAAAGCCCCCAGTTATTGGGGGCTTTTCTTATTGGTTTTGTTTGAACAGTGCCAAGTCGAGCAAGTGCTTTTGGTACTCATCCAATGCTTTACGCTCAGCGATAAGTAGCTGTTCCTTATTAGAGAGTAGCACGTGTTGACGGGCAAGCTCCACCGCGTCGGCGTTAGCTTCCTCGAGTACTTCAACTCGCGCCTTACACCACTTGAGCTGCTCAACTAACTTAGCGTTGTCAATTTCAAGATTCTTGATCCTGTTGCGTAGCGTTTTGTCCACGATGTTTTTCAAAATATTCATCTGCAATCTCCTCGATGCGTTCGTTACTTATATACTCAGTCATTGAAGCCTACCACTAATGACGGACATTTAAACTTTGTCGCATCGTTAAAGTTATCGGTAATAACATACTTTAGATCCGCTTCCTTAGGCACTTCTCGCGCCCAGTAATCGATAGGATCTTCGCCGTAGTGTTGGCGCACTTCATCATAAGGGAAACCGCGCTCGTCTAGGTCTTTAATAACATCACCGGCCGGGTCATCATCTACATTATATACTGACACCCGGTAATCATGTGCCATCAACATTGCCGCGATATGTTCAACAGCTGGGTTGGTTGTTGTTCGATAATCAATTAATATAGTTTCCATACTATTGACATCCTTCACAGGCAAACGCATCGGCAGGGTCTACAATCTCTCCACCGACTACTCGTCGCTCTTTGTTTGTCGCTTCAAAGTGTTGTTGCGCCTCTTCGATAATCTTTAGCTTCTCCTCGAGGGTATCAGCTTCTTCTAGGCGTTTTGTTAAATCTTGTTTATAAGTCATTCAATCGATCTCCTACTAGTTTAGCGTAACCTGCAATATCGATATAGCTGTCTGCATAATAAGGATCACCATTAACAATGCGGCCAAGCTTATGGGCAATCATCTCGAGCGTCTCCTTAATGTCGTCGTCAAGTGTTGCAATATCTACGTCCTTATTGTTCTTAAGCCCCATGTAAAGGATCTGCTTGATGCTTTGACTAATCGTGGCATGATCTACATAATCACCATAACGCCTGCCGCGCTCAGCCGTTACCTCGTCAATGCTAGTCATAGCGTCTCCTTCACATCGTTAACTGCCTGCTCGTATGGCTCGCCACCAATAAGGACGGCGACTACTGCGAATGTAATCATCACCCCGTAAGCGAGAAATGCTAATACTGCAACGGGGAATGCGAGAATAACCCGCACATATTCAAGTAGTGTTTTCATCATAAAAAGAAATCCTCTTGTTTAAATTGATCCATTGGGTCGGGCTCAGCGCCCTTCATAAAGTAATCTAGCTCATAACCTAGTTGCTTTTCTATCTTATCCCGACAAGTAGGACAGATAGTCCAGTCATAATCCCAGCTAATAATCCAGTTAGGTGGCAAGAAGTCCCGATTTGTTAGCTCCATCTCACCGCAAACATAACATTCAACGTCCCGGCTTAAAGGAGCTTCTCTGTCGCTATACATTGCCCAGTCTCCCCCCCCTCTTCACCCTAGCCTCACTTGACCAGCCGCCGCAATGCAGGCACTTGTAACGCTGTACTCGACCCGAACGCTTACGGTAGCTGCCATCTTTGCGGATGTTATCACTGCCGCATTTAGGGCAGATACCATCGATACCTGTATGGTCACCGATGTTGGGGTGATTATGTATCCATGGGCGCAGCTCAGCGTACAGACCGGCGAGTACTTCAACGTCCTTGTTATTGTACTTCTCCATTGTAGCCCAGGCCTTTTTATCGTTCTTAATAAGGCAATCGTACCAAACATCTGCATAAGTAGATTCAGTCTTGCCTTCGCCAAGTAGTAGTTTGCCTAAACTATCGAGGCTATTGCTATTAAAGCGTGCAACTGACCGCGCAACTTGTAAGGTGTCTACTGTCTTATACGGGCTGGGAGGTGTAAGGTGATGACGAATAAACATCGCATTACTCACCTTCTGGTCAAACCGCCGGCCGTTGTGGGCTACAAGAATGTCCGCCTCATCGAACAAGTCCCAAAGCTTTTTAACAACCTTTTTCTCGCTCATATCGCGTTGGCTTACATGGTGGATCTCTTTTTGGCCGAACCACTGGTAAGAGAAGCACATAATCTCGGGGTCTCGCTCAACCTTTAGCACGTTTGTTTTCCATAGGCCGTACGTCCAGCCAAGGGTCGCGCTTACTTCTAGATCGTAAATAAGGATCTTTGGCAGCGGATCAAACTCTTGCTGGCTAATCTTCGTCAAATTCTGCACAAAGCTCCTCCAACTCTATACTTGATAACCGGCTATTAACTAGCCAAATCTCCGCCTTATCAGCGGGCTCATACTCCATTACGGGTATATTCACTGTTTTCTCTCCTTCCTTTATATCCCCGCCAGCTTTAGGCTAGCGTTTGGACTTGAACGGCTCTATTCTCACCGGAGCCGTAGACGGTTGACATATCCTCGTATGGTGAGGCTGCCTTTCACCCACCTTAACCGCGGGGATAACGTTGGCACAAATGTGTGCCGCCCTAGGGTATTAAATAGCCGAGACCCAAGGTTATGGGCCAAAGCCTCGGTAGGCTGCGTCTTTCTTGACATTTAACTAGCTCACTGGCCAGCACCTGCTAATTACCACCAACGTTTCTGTTGCCATGACGCCCAGGCTTGCGCCCAACCGCCGTAGCGGCCCTTGGCGTAGGCATCTGCACCTCGGATATGGCCGGCAATATTTCCTGTGCCGCCCCACTTGCCACAAGGCAATTCCTGGAAGTAGGCACACGCACCACCATTAGGGTTTACCGCGTTAGGGTTGCAGCTTGATTCCTTTTGCGCAATGTTTAACGCGTAAGGTAAATCGGCTTGTGAGATACCATTAGCAAGCAAGATCGAACTAATGGTCTGACATCCAGCCGGGGCGCTCGCCGTTTGTATAACGGGGTGCGCGATGGTCTTTGTTGCAGCTTCTTTAGCTTGAGCCTCCTGCTGGGCTTTGACCTCTTGGGCTTTCTTCTCTTCGGCGGCTTTTGCCTCTCGCTTATTCTGCAAGCTGACTTTTAAACTTTGGTTTTCCTTTGTAAGGTTCTCGGCGTTTTGCCTTGTTTCGCGCAAAGATGACTCAATGGTTGTCTTCTCTTTTTTGAGCGATTCTACGGCCTCTGAGCGTGCTCTCAGCGCATTTTTAGTTGTATTAGTCTTTGCCTCCTGGCGGACTAGGTCTTGCTTTACATTATGGTTCGCATTAAGAGCGATAATGTTCAACACGACCAGCGCGAGTATAGCAGCCGGTAGGGCGTACTTTTTCGCTTTCGTTACTAGGTTTTTACTAATATAACCTCCTATTTAAGTTCTTTGAAGGATCATTCCACGCATCTGTCTATTGCTCGATGCCCTGGTATTCCGCAATCTCATCCATTGTATAGCCTTGCTCCATAAGCTCAACTACCCTTTGTCCGATCTTACTCATATATCATTTCTCCTTCCTAGTTAGTATACTACACCAACTCATACGGATTGTCTAGCGTAGAATTTACAACGCCCCGCATCTCCGCCAACTTAACCGAGGTAAGCCCCAATTGATTTAATACCCTATAGAGGGCGTCTAGTTGGGCGTAGTCTCTCTCTGGGTTAATAGGGGTATCTATTATCGCCTTACCGTATGATTCAAATGTTTGTATTACCTCTCTTTTGTTCACCTACATCTCCGACAGCACCCTTAAAAAGTCCCGCGTTTCTTGCGACACAAGCGGCCTCCACCTCTTGCTGCCCTTACGATAGTTGCATCCACCATGAGCGGGCTGTATATTGCTAGGATCAAACATATTAGAGGCCTCACGGGGTTGTATATGGTCTAGTGTAACCTCATTTAATGGGACAAACTTATTGCATATACCACATAAGTAACAACCATTATCAAGTGGCGGATTATCTTCTAGCCAATAACGACGAAAAGCGAGCCATGCCGACTCGCTATCCGTATAATTACTAGGGTCAAATGTATCTAGCTTCGACAAGTACACCCTCCTGGCCCTTTTGCACCTTTACAAATTCATCACCATCAAAGCCCTTAACCCACGACTGGTTATCATTAGGTAGTACGCCAGCGTGTTGCATGCCGTCTAGTACGTACTTACAACCAAACCTGATATTGTCAAAGTCGTGCTTGCCCGAATAGTACCAAGTAAACTTAATCTTGCAAGGCTTCTCTATTACTGGCTGGCCCTCTACCTGTGATGCGACTAACTCGTTCATCTTCTTCTTAAGCGCCGCGCCTGCAAACCTATTCACTCGGTTGGCGTTGTCATGCTCATTGAGCTTGGCCAAATTGCCATTAATCTTGTAAGATATCATCTAGCATCCTATCCAGCGCTTTTTGTTTCTCTAGCTTCTCGGCTTTGCGCTTCTCTCTATTGGCCACTGACACCCTATTACCCTTAAGTCTAGCTGCTTGGTCGAAGGTATGAGCTTTGCCGCGTGCATGAGCTAACACTCCTCTTAACCGTGCGCCCTTCATCCTGCCCCATTTCTGGAAGGCTAGAGCAGCCGGCGAGTCTTCTTTACTAGCGGGTACAAACTGTGACTTAACCTTCGGCCTTCCTCTGCGATTGTAGCTCGATCGTGCGGCCTTTGATCGCGTCGATGAGGTCGTGCGTGTCCGCCGAGATTGACTTGAGTCGCTCATATAATACTTTAGCCTCCGCGTATACTTCTTTACTTTTAATATATTGTTCATCTGCATTTTTAGCTTCTGATGCGGCAGTTACTGGGAACTTCTCTCGAGCCCTTAAGAACGCCCGCGATTTCTCCGTCTCCATCTCGCGTTCCGCCTTTAACAGGTTGCGTAGTGCGTCCTCTTTAAACTCGGCGAGGTAGCCTTTCATTGCAGAAAGCTTAAGGGCGGTGTAACTTAATACATCCGCCCCTTGTGCTTTAACCCATTGTGCATCAGAAAACTTTTCATTGATGAACATAATGTTCTGAATAATTTTCTGGTAATCTATCATCTTAACTAGTAATCAAGGTTTGTAAGGTCTGGAGCACTTTCTCCCGGGTCGTTGGCGACATTGCCTTGAAACCGGGCGAGGTTATCGAACTTAGCCTCCAATGCTGTTACGCGATCCTCAAGTGCCTTATACTTCGCATCATCAGTTGTTGACTGTTGCTGAGGTGCTTGGTGACCGAATGGTTTCTGCGCTTTCTTGAATTGCGCTTTACCCCACTGGTTCTTGATTACATCCCCGTAAAGGTAGTCGCCTTTATTAACGGCGTTACCTGGCTTCTTAAGGATCTGCATCCACCCGTCTACTGGCTGGTTTTGTACCTTCACCATGTAAACGTGGAACTGGTTGCCGTTAAACTCCTTAACGGTAATTCGCTTAGTGTCGCGATCCTTTCCCTGAAACGCGTCTGTTACTAGCCAATCTTGTGCCATTTACTTACTCCCTTTCTTTTTAAGTGTTGGCTTATCACTAGGCCTAACTACTTCAACCCCTAAGTGATCTAAAATCAATGCGACGTTATCCCGTAGCTCATCTAGAAGTACCGTCTGAAGCATAGCGGTTTCGTCGATATCGTTCATCCAATTGCCGACGTTATCAAGCTCTTTTTTGAGATTCTCGATATCTGTCTTATGTATCATAATTCGCGACCAAGTATCGCCCTCGTTCTCAAACATTGCGTCGACCACTTGCTGCAGTGTGCGCACCTGTTCTTCTAATGCTTTGTACTTTTTTAGCATTTATTCCTCCTTTAATGCTTTAGATATATCAACGACATCGTGCTTGTAATGATCCCAGGGCCTCTTGCCAGCGGCTAGCGACCATGGATTTAAGTGATGAATTTGCAGTTCCTTTGTATTAATACCGTACTGCTTAAGGATATGGGCGTAAAAGGATAGCTGCAACCAGTACTCACCGAGCTGGGTGTTGTCGACATCTTTCTTAAATGGGCTATCTTTTTCTTGGTAGACCTTGCTCTTTACATCACTGCTAGTTTTGTAATCATGAATAATTACGGTATTTTTGTCAACTACTTCTAATAGGTCGATAGCCCCGCAGAAGCGCAAGCCCTCGTGCCAGATAAACTGCTCAGGCAGATAGTTGCCCGACCCAATATCATTGACGAGTGTCCGAACGATATATTCGATGAACTTATTCTTGCTAAGCGCCTTATTAAGTCCATCCTTGCCAGTGATCTTCTCGCCCACCTTGTAGTAGGCGTAATACATCTCAAGCGCTGCGTGGACTGCAGAGCCATAGTCAGTGGCGATATCGGCCTTCATATTCCACATCTTCTCAACATCTTCGCGCTTAACGTCCTTCTCTCGCTCGTAGTAATCAAGCACCCGCTCTTTGTCCTCATCGGTAAACTGCTTGAAAAACTTACGGGGGAAGCGGCTACCCGACATGTAATGAGGTAGGTAGATGTGGCCATTATCTACACCAACTGTAATCTCCCGCCCAAGTACCTTAGACTTGTACACGGTAGGGTTCTTCAAATTCACGCTCTGATGCTCTTCAGAGGCCGCAGGATCGTTTGTAGCGTCCGAGATGGGTTCAGATACCTCTTTCTCGTATTTGAGGCGAATATTCATGCCAAGGTTCTTACCCTTGTCTCCGCCAGTAATTTCTGATAGCTTTATCTCTACGTCTCGGCCAGTGTCTAAGGCTTCGGCGATGTCTTTGTTCTTATCTTTGGCGATATATCCAACTGGATACCATTTGCCTTTGATGTCTACGTCCACTGCAACTGCTCGTGGATCATATTGGTTTTCAGGCTCTCGCCTAACCCGGAGGCTTTCGCCACCTTCCAGGTGCGCAAGAATGTCTTGGCGGTTCTCGAATGTTGTGCCAACGATCTTGCTATGATAATTAACTTCCTTCATGTTTTCAGTATACACCCTAACAATATTCCAGTCAATAGTCAGTGTCATGTAATATTTACAACGTGCTATATTGCTAGTGAGGCCTCACTCCTCTCTCTTTCACCCCGCTATTCTTGGCGGGGTTTTTTCTTTGCTCGACTTTTGTAGCACCTCATCAATCATTCGCGCTTCATCCGACATTTGAAAAGCCATTTTGTTAGCACCTTTAATGTATAAACCATCTAAAGAGACAACGCGGCTTAGTGCGACATATCCCTGGCCCGGCACAAACGCTTCAGCTAAATCAATCTCGGCTGCGTCTAGTGTCATTCCCTGGCTTTTGTGCACGGTAATAGCGTATGCAAGCCTTAGTGGTATCTGGGTAACTGCACCAAGCGTGACGCCGTCATTGCTTACCTCCCACGTGTCGGGATTTACTACAACCCCATTGCCGTGGAAGTCTACAACTGGCAGCCCATCCTCTAATGCGACAACCTTACCGAGCGATCCGTTATGGTACAACCCTTCGCTATTATTCTTAGTGGCAATAACGGGTGCGCCGACTTTTAACTCGAGCAGCTCCGGGCTCTGTATTGAACCCTTTAGCCCATTGATGATATTAATGTCGCCCTTCTCGGTCATCATGTAAAAGATAGAGTCGCCCTTAAGTCTGCTTAACTGGGCGGTATTCTCTTCGTCTACCTTCCTGTTAAGGGAATACAGCCGCGGTACTTGTCGATCAGGCTTAACCATTCTGCTCTTAATCATTTGGATATGGCGCTTAAACAATTCACCATCCCGTATACCCTCAAGCAAATCGCGCAATCTGTCGTCTTTCTGTCGGTATATTTTTGTAAGATTGCAACTCCTAATATTCAGCTCGTTCCAAACCTTACTATTGGTAATAAACCTACCCTCAACTGGTGGCAGCTGGTAAAAGTCTCCACATAAGATAAGCTGTATACCGCCAAATGGCCGGTCATCGCTACGAGCCCATCTCAGCACAGTATCTAGCATGTCAAATACAAAGTCCGACATCATACTCACTTCATCTATCACGAGTGTGGCTGTAGTTTGAAACTCTTTGCGTTTTTTCTTACTGATGGTAAATTGCCAATCATCTGGCAGCTCTTTACCTAACCCTACCCGCGCCCAACTATGGAGTGTTTGCCCGTTAAGATGAGAGGCGGCCAGCCCTGTTGTAGCTGTAACCGCCGTCTTTCTCCCCAATAAACGATTGCGCTCAATAAACTTTTTAAGTGTAAAAGATTTCCCAGCACCGGATTTTCCCGAAAGCATAACCGATTGACCAGATAGCATTATTTCTAGCGCTTCTGTTTGTTCCATCGTACGTCCCAACTATTTTGATGTGACTCTGCAAACTTCTTCTTCTTGGCGAGTAGCTTGCCCACCTCTTCCGCGATTATATCGGTATCTACCCCATTAAGTGCCGTGTATCGGTTGACGTAAACCTCTACGATATCGGTATCGCCTTTATGGACGGTGAACCACCTACGGCTATGGCGAGTAACTGATAAACCAATCTCATCGAGCCGCTCGGCCATCTCGTCGTAATCGGGGTCTGGCCGCACTCTATTGCGGATAGAAGTAGATACATCCTCATTAATCACTTTTGACATCATAGTCCTCTCTCAGCGACTCGAGCCACCGCAGCGTTTTCTTAGTCTCCTGGATCTGTTTGTCTAACATACCTACGAACCACTTATCTTCGTACTCTATGATCTCGATATAGCCGTCTATACTCTCTAGCGTACTAATCTCTCCCGAGATAAACCGGTTATAGTCATAAACGTCGACGCCTCGACCGTTCATTGCAACGATAATGGCGTCGTTGTCTACATGGTTGAGCACCTGGATCAAGCTATCATCTTGAAATATCGCGTACCTCATTCTCGCTCCTCAATTGGGGTGAGTGCATATTTAGGCACAACCTCAGAAATCAACTTAGTATATTCTTCAGGGGCATCCCACAGATCAATGTAATAATCTCCGGTACGCGCTTCTGAGACATCCGCTAAGCATTCATTAAGGTCGCCGTATACATATGTAATACCGCTTCGAAATTCTACATTAAGCCCTGCGTCTTCACAAAGCCCTACAAATAAACTAGCATTCATATTATCCCCCTTACATCTTCACTTGCTTTGTAATGGCATTGCGTACACCAGCTGTGTATCGTTTAGCTTGCACGCTGTCGAGTCGGCGGTTGATGGCGTCCACAATAGCTTCACGGTCACTAATCTCTGCAAGCATTTGATCTTTGTAGGCTTGTAGTTCCTCCTCTGGCAGGCCGTCCACAACCTCTTGCATCTCGAACATTGCTGGCTGCACAGGCTTAGTATCAAAGTCCTCATGCGGCTCTGGGCTGCAACCCTTCATGGTTTCCCGCGGTAGCGCCAGGTTGTCTACCATCATATCGTTGCCTTGCCCGATATGTTTCTTGTACTCTGTCATACTTTTCTCCGTTTGATGTTTACAATGTCCGCGCAAGTGATCGCTCAGCATGTCAAACTGCGCCCATTTATCGTTTGTCTCTTGGTTTAGTTTTGGCGTATTGTAGTTCATTTACTCCCCTTTTTCTGCATTTATTAATGTTACCTGTTCTCGCCGCTTCCTGCCAGCTCTGTGTAATAAAGATTATCTCGATCCATCATGACACTCTCCCTAGTTCATCTATAATTTGTTCTTTTAGCATATCAATGGCTGCGTACACGAGTGTAATATTATCATCGTCGATACCGTTCTCGAGAAAAGCTCCAACATTTTGTGAAAGGTCATCTAGATCGATCTTGGCGTTTTCAACTAGCTCTTGTACTTTGTATTTAGTTAGTAGCATTGACAATCTCCTCGTAAGCCACAACTTTAGTCGCTAGTATACCCATACGCTCACGTGGTGTTAGCCCGCCTCGCATGCCGTACTCTACATCACCAGTCATCAATGCATCTGCTAGGCATTCACCCTTTACTGGACACTCTGCGCAAATCTTACGTGCTGCATTGTAATTGTCGTACCCGTTGTAGTCATCCACATATGCCTTATTCTGTGGAAAGAAAACCTCCGGGTCTGTCTGGGCACACAATGCCGAGCCCCGCCATTTCTCACTCACTTTTCCATCCTCCTATTGTCATTTCTTGTAATACATTTTTCATAAAGTAGATAGCGTTTACGGTTGCCATGTCTTTCACGGCGATAACCGACACCATATACTTCGCAGCCTCATCGAGATTTGCAAACGTCTCGTCCTGTATAAGGGATACGATCTCATCTGCCTTCATCCCGTTATTGGTTGACTTATCTAAGATATTTAGAATTTGCTGTTTCATTCAATATTCTCGCTCATCTCTTAATACTCCATACACTTTACGATGACGCCACATACGATGACCATAACCACCATCAACACGCCGCACGTTGCTATATATTCGTAGTTGCCTGTACCTATCAGTCTGGCGGCCCAGTAGTACAACTTATAGGCTAACGTGGTGGCTGCGAATACCACGATGGGCGCAGCAATGACGATAACCGCTAACACCGCATAGCGAAATACTCTACTCGACATCGTTGACCTCATCTACGATACATCCGCTCTCGAACGTCTCATTAATAACTCCCTCTATAAAGGGGATATCCACATTGTCAAATAATGCAGCATCTTTAGCAACGTTTGTTAATGTTAGGTCATCACTGTGGACATCAAAACTACTTACCCAATATTGAGTACCCGGAGTGTTGAGTCTCACTGTATATGTTTTAACCATTTTTTATCGTCCCATCTCGCCCGCTAAAGGCAGTTAAGCAATCCTTTTCTTTGCGCTCAGTAAATGCGCGCAATTCTTTCAGTGCTTCATTAATGTGAAAATTCACTGCTTGCATCGCATCTGAGTCCCAATTAACCCGATAAATAGCAGCCGCTGCATCCATCAATAGTTCGGCCACCTCTTTAAGGTTGGGCGCTTTATCTCCGCCGCTGTTTTCTGGTTTATACATATCTATTCTGGCCATTCCCCTATATTGCTCCTAATCTCTCTCATGTTTTCTAATATTTCAATTGATTTAGCCGCCAGCTTAATGCCCTCTAATGAGTCAACTAAGACTTGAGTGATATCGATAGCGTCAAACTCTTCTGATCGTTTGATTAAGTCGCCAACTTGGCGCTCTATTTCATCCATTTAATCTCCTCTCTTTTAAATTGATAATTGCCTGATTGTTAAGCTGCTATAGCTTCTGTTCTATCTACCTTTAATTATACTCCCAGTAATGGATAAATACAAGACTTTTAATGGAGAAAATAACCGACTTTTTAACTTAAAATAGTAGCTTTATTTTTTCTCGTATGCTATACTAATAGTAGTGGGGATCGGGATAACCACTACTATCTAAAGTAACCCGACGATACCGCGCACCCTGTTATGAACGCGCTACGAAGCTAGCTGAAATAACAGATAAAGGCCTAATCATAAAAACTTGATTAGGCGGGAGCGTACGGATCGCTGTTAATGGCCGGTAAGGGCACAACTACAACCCATTGAGATGAACGTAGAAGACTGTACGTGTTCGGGACTATTGATAATGTCTGGGGCGTGCAGAAACATATGCGGGATTCAAAACACTGCTACTACAAATTTTATTAAACACTTAAGGGATGTTGTTGTCTTATTGTAAAAATGCTCAGTCTGGGACGGACGCGGCAAAATCCTCTTTGTAGGGGATGGAAAACATGCCATTAATGGGAGTAACACGATTGGCGAGCTTGCCAATATTTATTTTTAGCCTCACGCTGTGGGGTCTATTCTGCGTTGTTATTTATAAAAAATGGACAAATAAGGGAAATATCACACAAAGGCCCGCCGATTGTGCGTGAGTAGTGGGTAAAATGAGCGAAAATAGCCCAAAAAATGGCTGGTTTTTAGTATCCGTTATTTTTTTGGTGTGTTAATAGTATGTTACGCTCGTCTTTAGACTCGCTCCACCGGTCGGGCTTACTGCGCAATGAAGCGGCGCGGGGCGCTTGCTTCCTTACTTGTAATCCCTCTTCTCTCGACGCTCAGTCCTCTCAAGAGTCCTTCGCTTCCCGAGTGGTCGGTCGGGCTTCGACCTATTACTCGTTCTTACTCGTAATAGGCAAACCCTCTCCCTTTCTTACTCGTTGTTTCCTTATTGCTTCGTCACCGACTTCGCAAACGGAAACTGTACTCGCGTAAACTGCTCGTACCCCCCTCCTAAGAAAAGTAGAGGGCGCAGCCCTC